ACAACAGCGCCACACGAAATGGAGGTATACGAATGAAAAACAAAAGAATTCGCGAAGAAGCGGCGCGGCGCGGCGTTCGCCTTTGGCAGATTGCTTGTGAACTTGGAATCAATGACGGTAATTTTTCCCGGAGACTGCGTCGGGAACTCCCCGAAGATGAACAGCAGGAGATTCTTGAAATTATTGATCGTTTGGCAGCGGAGGCGATTTGATGGGCGAAAAACTGACGCTGAATATCACCGAAGCGGCGGAGGCGCTGGGCGTTTCCCGGCCAACCATGTACCAACTTATCCGCCGCGAGGACTTCCCATCATTCCACATCGGCAGCCGGGTAGTGATATCCCGTGCCGGTCTGGAAGAGTGGGTGCTTGCACAGGCGCGGGGGTGATCCTCTGGACTACTTCACGATCATCCCCGCAACAGTCCGCCACGATCACGCCCTGTCCCCATTGGCCCGTTTGGTATACGGGGACATATCGGCTTTGGCAAGAATAACCGGCGTATGTACGGCCACCAACGCGACAATAGCGGCGGAGAACGGGCGCGGCTCTACAGCCACAAGAGAGGCAATTCGGGAACTGGCGGAGCGTGGACACATCAGGATTGATTTCGCTGGTGCGGGCAACACCGGGAGGGTAATTACCCCCCTGTCGGAAAACCGGCAGGGTATGACGGAAAACCGGCAGGGTATAGACATTGACCCTATCGGAAAACCGACACCCCCCCTGTCGGAAAACCGGCAAGACCTTGCCGGAAAACCGGCACCAATAATAAAGAAAATATATAATACTTCTTCATGTTCGCGCTCCAAGGAGCGCAAACGTGCGCCAGAAGAGTTTGATTCCGATTCTTACCCTTACAAGGCCGCCGTGTATCTTGACGAAAGGATTCGGGAGAATTACCGCAAGATCAAGCCACAAAACGAAGCAGGGCTACAGAAATGGGCGAGCGAATTTGACAAGTGCCACCGCATTGACGGTTGGGAATGGCGGGACATAAGCGAAATTCTTGCGTATTCGCAGGATTCTTGCTTTTGGAGGAAGAACATAAGGAGTGGTAGCAAGTTTCGGAAGCAGTGCGATGCACTGTATGCCGAGGCTGTCGAGAAGGGAGCGATAGAGGCGTGAAAGAGTATGAAATGAGCGTGTGCGGAGCGATTTGCATTGCTCCCGATGAAGTAATACCCGCCGTGGCCGATTTGGTGTCGGTGGACGATTTCAGCGACAAACGGTGTGCGGCCTTATTTGAGGCCGCCACCGAAGCCGCAGGAAGAGGCAAGGCCATTGATGCCGTGACAATAGCCGACTACATATCCGGCACGGTTGAGGCCCCCGGAGAGTTTGTCCGGGAGTGCATGGATATTACGCCCACCCTTGCCAATGCTGAACTCCACGCAAGGCGGGTGCATGAAGATGGGCGGGCCCGGCACTTGCGCCGGGAACTGGACAAGCTGACCATGCTTTCCGGGCAGGAGGGTGACGAGCTGGCCGCCTCCATCGTGGGGGTGTGCCAAGATTTTCTAAAGACGGGACACGGCAAGCGGACCACCACCCTTGGAGAGGCCCTAGCGACGGTGTACCGCGCTTTGGATGAGCCGCAGACGGACCGGATAGACACCGGATACCCCCGGTTAGATTCCATCCTCAAGGGGATGCATGGCGGCAATCTGGTGTTGATCGGCGCAAGGCCCGGTGTTGGTAAGTCTGCTTTCTCCGGTGATCTCGCGGTGAAGGTAGCCAGCGAGGGGAAGCCCGTGTTGCTGTTCTCCATGGAGATGCTGGCGGACGAGGTGGCCGAGCGAGCGCTAGCGCGAAACACCTCCGTCCCGCTCGACGTGCTGATCGATAGGAATGCATCGCCGGAACAGTATAGGGCGCTATATCGTGCCATTGCGGACATGGAGGCACTGCCCCTGCACATCTGCGATGACCCGAACGTGACCACGGCGAAGGTGCGGGCAGTTGCCCGCTCCATCCCCAACCTCGCCTTGATCATAGTGGACTTCATCAGCCTTATGAAGAGCGACAAGAAGCACGATTCCCGAAATTTGGAGCTGGGCGCGATCAGCCGCGACCTGAAAAACCTTGCCGCAGAAATGCGTATCCCCATCGTGGCCCTTGCCCAGCTCAACCGGGGGGCAGACGACACGGAGAGGCCCACACAGCGTAGTATCCGGGATTCCGGGGAATTGGAGCAGAACGCAAACAAGGTGCTTTTCCTCTGGAACGTGCGACCAGACCAGAACATTGTCGGGGTATCTGTGGCCAAGAATCGGCGCGGTGGGCATGGTGAAGTTCACTTCCGTTTCGATGGCAACCACATGCGATACTATGAGCTCCCGGAGAACGTCAAGGAAGAAACGCAGGAGAAAAAGCGGCAAAAGGGCTTTTACGAGGAATAAACCAAGGAGGTATGACAATGACCAGGAGGCAGAAACGCTATATGGACTACGAACGGAGAAAGGCCCCGCACACGAAAGCGGGGCTCACTCCCGAGAAGTATACCGAGAAGGTCAAAGAGGCCGCGAAAAAGGCGAAGGTCTGATATGGGACGAGCATCACAACGCAAGGGCGCGGAGGGGGAGCGCGAGCTCTCTGCACTTCTCCAGCGAGAGGGCTACGCCGTAACGTGGGGAGGCTCCCGGACCTATGGGACGGTCCCGGATGTATCTGGGCTTCCGGGCATCCACATCGAGTGCAAGCGGGTCGAACGGCTGAACGTGCCGGAAGCCATGGATCAGGCCATAACCGATGCTGACCGTTTCCATGACGGGCTCCCGGCTCTGTTCCACCGACGCAACCGGTCCCCGTGGCTGGTGACGATGCGGCTCACGGACTGGCTCCAGATCTACAGGAGATGACCGTGGAGCAGTTGGCCGTTGCTGTCCGTGACGGCGACGCAGCTCTGATCGGCGAACTATGGGCGAAGGTCTCAGCCTTTGTGGCAATGATGGCGCGGAAACGACCGACCACCACGGTAACAGAGGTGGAGGACCTGACCCAAAGCGGCTATTTCGCTCTTCTGGATGCGATACGGACATATGACGAGACGGGGAGCTCGTTCTTAACGTGGCTCTCCGTCCATTTACAAAACCACTTCAATGAAGCGTTGAATATCCGCTCAGAGAAGCAACGGAAAGACCCGGTCCATACTGCGGACAGCCTGCAACGCCCCATAGTGGATGACACCGCGCTGGGCGATCTGCAGCCGGGCGGAGATACAGGCATCGAGGACGCGGAGCAGAGGCTCTGGAGCGAACAGCTACACGATGCTCTTGACAACGCCCTTGCTGCTTTGCCTCAGGATCAGCGGGAGATCATCGTGGCCCGATATTACGACGGCCTGACGATCCACGAGCTGGCCGCAGAGAAACATCTCACCACCGCCGAGGTCGTGAGCCGGGAGCGCAAGGGCAGGCGCAGCATGAGGGCGGACCGCTGGGGACTGGCGGAGTTCCTTGACACCGAGCCCCGCCGTCATGTGAGCGCGGCTGAGTTTGCCCGTACGCACGTCTCTGTGGTGGAATCCGTGGCGATGTGGCACGAGAACAGGCAAGAACGCGCACAGGTTGAACGCGTTTTTTCTCAAGACCAACACGACGCGAATACACCTAAAGTCTAGAGGCTATAGAAAGGAGAACTACATGGAGAAAAAATTCGATCGAGATTACTGGAAACACGAAGAGCCTACGATCATTGAAACGAAGTCGGTCACGCTCCGGCTATATGAAGGGGCAGGAAAGCTCTGTGTCTCTTACCCGGATTATACCGACGGGCGGGGCCGTATCCGAATGGGAAAGACCGTTTCCTGTCACCTTTGCGACCTGCGCACCGATGAGGTCCGGGAGTTTTTCCGGGAGGTGTTGGGTATATGACTACAAACCCTGTAAAAGCCATACGGGAAAAGTGCCTTGATTGTATGTGCGGCAATTCCAACGAGGTCAAGATTTGTCCTTGTGCGGACTGTGCCCTTCACCCGTTCCGCTTTGGCAGGAACCCATACCGCCAGAAGCGGGAATACACCGAGGAAGAGCGGGAAAAGATGGCCGAACGCATGAGAAGTCTTAATGCCCAAAAACACGATAATTTGCTGGGCATAAAACGCATTTAGTTTTGGGAAGGTACTCATACCACCCAATCAGTAAACACCTTCCGTTCGTGGCTGTGATAGGCACACGGAAGCGTTGAACATAAAATAGGGAGCGGGGACAATCCCGCTCTCTATTTTTGGCATCCTCCGCAGTTCTGCGATTGTTGCCTTGACCTCCCCGGAGAGGACTTCGTCTTTGAAACCGGGAGATACTTTGTCGGCGGCGGTGAGACCTTTTGAGAAACGAACAGCACGCTCTACGTATGCCGTAGACACCCCTGCGTCCTTTGCTACGATATCAAGTGTTCCTCGGCTCTTTTTTGGTTCAACTACATCAAAGTGATGTAGTTGAATTTTCCTGTTTTCGTTTCCTATTGGAGCGCCCTCGGTTTTCTTCTGTGCCTCATATTGATCGGCCAGGATCACCTGCCGCTGGGCTTCGTTCAGATTCCTTCTGCCCAACTGATTCCGGCACATCCAAACGATCGCCGCCCATTCATCCGCAAAAGCCATGTCCTTGACCCGATATGGTATCTCCGGGTGCTTCTGGATGATCTGCCAGCGGTGGTGGCCGTCGTTCCAAACGACCAGAGGCTCCCGCACGGCTTCGCTGAACTGTTCAACGGCCTGTAAGGCTCTCTGTCGGGCTTTGGCAGTGTGGGTAATGTCTCTGTCCACCCCGCTCCGAAATGCGCTCACAGGCCCTCTTTTAGCTTCTTAAGATAATTTTGCGGATGTGAATATAAAAAACCCCCACCGGCTTTTTTCCGGCAGGGGATACCTCCACAGCAAGCGGCTGCCACGAAGGGGTTATATAGACCCTGTCGGCGAGGCTGGAAGAACTGGCTCGATTGGCCAGGACCCCCCACCAACAGGGTTGCGGTCAATGTATCACAGTGATTTGGAAATGTCAACCATGCACGAACCCAATATTACCTATAGGCGCGTCGTGGATGGTGCGTCACTTTTTCCGCTACCCCCCGGGGGTGGTCTTTGGATGTGCGTTTCGATATCTGACACGCCCCCGCGCAGCCGTGGGGGATATCGACCACCAGCCAGAGCCGGGAGGGCACAAGAAGAGGGAGCTACCCACACCGGGCGGCTCCCTTTGCTGTTAGTATCGTTTGTATATCTGTCCCCGGTTTCCTGCGTCTATGATGCGAACGATCAACAGCCCGTTATCCACTGTGTAAATGATTCTGTACTCACCTACACGGAGACGGAGCAGGTCGGCGCGACCTTTCATCTTCTTTATATCTTCCCCATTGGGGAGTTGTTCGATTGCGGCAACAATTCTTTTTCGTTCGTTGGCGGGAAGCCGGTCAATGAATTTCTTCGCCGGTTTTTCAATGATGATCTTATACATCAGGCAAGACCCCATTCCCGTTTACAATCGTCAAGGGTCATGTATTCGCCCTTGTCCGGGTCTGCTTCATAATTGGCAAACATCTGTTCACAGAAAATATCGTCTGCTTCTTCGTCTGCTGTCAGTCCTTGGAGGTATGCCAGGACATACCCCATTTTATAAGTCGGTACATTGTCCAGCAGTTGTATACATAGTTCTTTGTTGCTCATGTTCTCGCCTCCTTTAATGTGTCCCGCTCCATTTGGTTGTCGATTGCCCTTTTTATGAATGCGTTCACGCTTCCGGCGTCGTATTTATCCGCATGGGCTTTAATTGTGTCCTTTTGCCCTTTGCCAACTCTCACTTTAATTTCGTCATAGGCTTTTAAGTTGTAGCGGTCTTTTACTGCGCTTGATGTCTTTCCCATGTTATTATACACCTCCCGCCGATAGTATAACACACTTTCCGTACTGGGTACAGTATGTAAAATACACAAATCATACTGGGTACATTTAGGCAATATCCCATCTTTACATACTGGGTACAGTATGCTATCATGAAATCACAAAGCAAAAGGGAAGCCGCCGCGGAGAGACCGCAGAGAAGTGCGAGAACCGGAAAGAAAAGTGCAGCAAGGCTCACGAGATAAACTTAACACGGCTCGCCGCTTCCCTCCAAGGAGGATGAAATGAAAACCGTCTCTATCACCTACCGAAAGCGCATCGGAGAATACCAAATCAGACAGCGCGACCCTATCACCGGGGAAACCGCCGACACCTACGCAAACCACCTGACCGATAAAGAAAAGCAGTGGGCGCGGTCAAGTGCTCGCCGCTATGAAGATCCCTATGTTATCCAGTGGCTAGAAAGGAGATACCAATGAAGTATGATCTTTCCTCCATCATGCGCGCGGCGTGGCGCCTCTTCCGCAAGGGCGTTGGATCGTTCGCAAAGGCTCTGCGGATGGCGTGGGCAAATGCCAAAGCCCACCGGGCGGCCAAGTCCGCCGCTGGCATCACCGAGGAGACCCACACATGGAGCGGATGGCGGGAGCTGGGCATGGAAGTGGTCCACGGATCCAAAGCCCTGTACAAGGCCCTGATCCTTGACCCCACCACCAAGAGCGGAACACGGGTTGCTTGCTACTTTGGCCTGTCCCAGGTACAGGCCATGGCGTGAGGGGGTGAAACTATGACGGGAGAACAAGCCCGCGCCATTGTTGATGCGCTGACCTATGAGGAAATGTTATTGCTCTACGCGTTTCTCCGTGAATTGGAGGCGAAACGGGGATGAAATACTGTGTAGTTCAATTCGTTCTGGCTGTTGTTATCGGGCTTGCCGGTTATGGCTTGTATTGCTTTTGCCGGGAAATGGCCAACCCCGCATGGCCGCTCCTGACGCTGAGAGAGTGGCGGCTGTTAAAGCGCATGGAGACCGGGCCGGTGTGGGCGCTGAGCCTCTCGCCCAAAGATCAGAAAGCTATGGAAAAATTGGAATTGCTGGGCTTTGCGGCCCAAGTGGAGAAAAGCCATGATCTGGAAAATAACTAACTTCTTCAATGCCCTTATGTGCCTCTGGGAGGAATAAGAAAGCCCCCTTGCATCACCGCCGACCAAAGCCGGATGCAAGAGAGCCACAACACCGCCGGAGCGGGTCAATTCCATACTAACCCGGCCCGCTCCGAATGTCAAGAAAGGATCTGAATACATGAATAGAGAAGCCGCAATTACTGAGCTTATAGGAACTTTGAGGGAAGCGGAGGAAAACAACCCGCCCAAATACATAGCAATGCTTTCTGCTATGTACGCCGATGGAGAGCGAGAAACCAAGGAGCGAGCGGCTGTCATTTGCTCCCGATTCAGCCCGGAAGATTGCAGAAAAGCTATAGCCATACTCAGCAAGACGGCCAAAACAGACCCTGAATCCGCACATATCTACAGTGAGGCGGCCAGCTTCATCAACGCGTATCTGCTGGGGGTGTCTGCAAGTGAATGAGTTTAACCGTAGGTGGGCAATGCTGCCCCCGGAGGATCAGACGGCGATAAATGAGCTTATCGGGATTCTCATGGAGCGGCCAGAGCTGGGGCAAGTTATTGGTGAGTACATAGCAAGCCATGAAACCATTTCCCGCGCCCGTGATGTGCTGGAAGCAGTAAAGGAGGCAATGCAATGACCGATCTACACGATATGTCCCGCCGTCTGCATGGAGCTGTTGAACTGCTCAAAACGCTACAGGAGGCCGTGGACGATTCACCGACCGGGGATAGCTTGTTTGCCTTGGGGTTGCTCCTGAGAAGCGTTGACGAGGAATTGAGACAGGCAGCCGAGGACGCATTAACAGCCAGCTTGCCCCCTGTATCTAATATCATGTGAGCCGGGAAATACCCGGCTCTTTTTTCGTCCCGCTCCGGGGTGAAAATGCGCGGAAAAAATCTATAAAGGGAAAAAATAAGGGAAAACACCCCAAAATGGGTATAAGAAAAACCCTGTAACCATTGAGATTACAGGGTTTTTTGTTGGCGGAGATGTCGGGATTTGAATTATAAGGGAAGTGTAAAACGGCGTAAAATGCGGTCAAAAAATGTAGGAAAATCAATGCTCCTTGTAAATGGGCGTAAAATACGATAAAGGGAAAACTTTTCGTTAAAGGGAAAAAATAAGGGAAAATTTTGGCCTCGATCAAGCATTTTTTAGCCCCGAAATATAGGCTTCCATACGGGCTGCGCTCTCTCGCTTCATCTGCTCCGTTACATGGCCGTAAACGTCCAGTGTGAAAGCGGCGGTATGGTGTCCAAGGTTTTCCTGTACGGTTTTAATATCGTCCCCGGATCGTATCGCAGCTACAGCATAGGAGTGCCGGAGATCGTGGAAACGCGCCTCCGGCATACCAATGGAGGCCGCTATCCGTTTGAAGTTGGCATACACTGTGTGCTTATGCAGATACCCGCCGAGATCATTTGTAAAAACGAGGTCGTCCGGGTTGCTCCACACGTCTCCGGCGGCAAATCGCTGTTTATGCTGCTGGAGCCTGCGGCGATTCAGGATCTTCATAACATAGGCGGCCGGGGCGATCGTGCGCCACCGGCTGTTCTTGGTCGTGACCAGCACAAACCTTCCGTTTGTCCCTTCGTATTTTTGAAGCTGCTGTTTCACAAGGATCGTTCCCGCGTCAAAGTCGATGGTGTCCCATGTGAGGCCCAGGACTTCGCCCTCGCGTAGACCAGTAAACAGAGTGACGATATAGACCAGCTCAAACTTGTGTCCCTTGATCGCCTCCAAGAATCTGTTTATCGCGTCATCATCCAGCGGCTTGATCTCCGTCTTTTCCACCTTGGGCAAGTCCGGCTTGCTGGCCGGGTTGAATTTGATGTAGCCGAGAGCCACCGCCTTTTCCATGGCCTTGTGAAGAGTGCCATGGATATTTTTTATGCTCTTGGGTGATAGGGGCTTTTGCTCTTTGACCTCTTTTCCCTCTACCTTCTTGGTGACGGTATAGCCGTTCTTTATCAGCGAGTTATAGAGGCGCTGAACGTCCACAGCCGACAGGGCGGCCAGTTTCTTGGCTCCAAGAGCGGGTTTGAGATACACCCGGATGTTTTTCTTGTATGCCTCCACCGTCCGGGGCTTTACGCTGTTGAGATATTCTGCACTCCATGTGTCCAGCCACTCCCCGACCGTTATTTTTGCTGGCTCGAAGTATTCGCCATCATTCAAAGCCACGGCCGCGGCCTGCAGCTTTTCCCGGACTTCCTTTTGTGTCTTGCCGCTGAAGCTCTTCTGTATCTGTGCGCCGGTGCCGGGATCATAGCCAACGGTTACACGGGCTTCCCAAAAGGTGTAGTCCTTGCCGTTTCGGGTGACGGTCTTTTTGCGGATCGTTCCCGCTCCCTTTGCTGCTTTATTTGCCATTATTCCCCTCCGTGTGTATCAAAATGGGAGGCCGTCATCCGCATCTGCGCTCTCTCGCCTAAAAAGCGCGGAGAATGATGCTTCATTATCCAGCTTGGCAATTGCGCCGGTTTCCCAGGACGCATAAAGGGAGTTGTCTATCACGCCTGTTTCGAGGAGTTTTTTCATAGTCTCTTTGTGCTGATAAAAGGCAGCAAGTGTTTCGTCGAATATTTCTACTTTCACATATGGGATGTCATAAGAAACACTTTCAAACTGGGTATCGTAATAATCAAAGCCACGAACCGGCACCAGTCGTTCCCGCTTTTCATTTCCTACGGTAATCTCTGTATCGTCCGTACCCTCCGTGATATCGACCAAAGCCCGATAGACATCCCCAAGTGATGTAATTTTATTTTTCGTGCCTTGTTGCGGAACATCCAAGCCAAACAACCAATCAAGGGAAACGCCAAGTACTTTGGCAATATCAATAGCGATCTCCAAAGATGGTGTCTTTCCTTTTTCTCCTGATTTTTCGTAGGCGCTGATTGTCTGAGGGGAAACCTTAACGGCCTCCGCGAGCTTCTTTTGCGTCAGATCCTTATTTCTTCGCGCTTCTTCTAATCTGCGTGGGAAAACTTCCATGTTCGCCATAAAATCACCCCTTGGCTGAATTATAACAGCCATTGGGCGATTTGTCAACAACAACAGCATATTTGGAGTATGGGATTTGCAATTGGCGTTAAAACAACTCATAGTTGATAAAACGCCTAAAACGTGATAGTATTAACCTACAACAACAGCGCCACACGAAATGGAGGTATACGAATGAAAAACAAAAGAATTCGCGAAGAAGCGGCGCGGCGCGGCGTTCGCCTTTGGCAGATTGCTTGTGAACTTGGAATCAATGACGGTAATT